CGCAAACAACTGTCATAGGGCTAACTTGTTCTAATAATACAGCTACAGCCATAACGGTAGATGTATCGCTAAATGACGGTTCTAATGATCATTTTATGGTTAAGACTGCAACGGTTCCTAGCGGTGGTTCTTTAGTTGTTGTTGGCGGTGATCAAAAGGTTGTGTTGGAGACAGGCGATAGCGTTAAGGTTACATCGAGTGCAGCTAGTAGTTGCGATGCGATTATGAGTATATTGGAGATTACCTAATGGGTAAGTCTAAAGATTTAGCTACTGGTAAATTTACTGAGATTGTTGCCAACAATACTGGGAGCAATACAAATATAAGAGTACAAAACACTGCTTCTGGCTCTGGTTCTTCAGATGGTTTTTTAATTCAAAATGCAACTAACAGTAAAGTTTATCTTTGGAATTATGAAAGCGCAGATGTTTTGTTTGGTACTAACGGCACAGAGCGTATGAAAATAGACGGATCAGGCCGTGTAACAACGCCTAATCAGCCTAGATTTAGAGCGCACAAAACAGTTAATGTTGAATTAACTAGCGAAACTACAATAGTTTATAACGCTACAACCAGTAATGTAGGTAGTCATTACAATACTTCGAATGGACAATTTACAGCCCCAGTTGCAGGGCTTTATAGATTTCAAGCAATGCACTATCATCATTTATCCACTGGAGGAGAAGTGCGATTACATCTCTATAAAAACGGCTCTCTACAACAAAACGTGAGGCATTCTAGAAGCGCTGCACGAGCCTTTTACGAAAGAATAGTTTTGATAGAAGAGGTGGAATTAGCTGCAAATGATTATGTGTATATTACAGGCCAAGGTAGTTCTGGTGGGCAGTTGCATACCTCTAATGGTCTTGGATACGCAGATTTCTATGGTCATTTAATAGGTTAGGATAAACACATGGCATACATTGGACAGACACTAACCGAAGGCACTAGAAGGGTTTATACCTATACCGCAACTGCATCCCAAAGCACGTTCAATGCGGTATATGAGGTGGGTTCGGTTGATGTCCATCAGAACGGAATATTGCTACAGCCTGCGGATTACACGGCTTCAACAGGAACCACTATTGTTCTAGGCACTGCGGCGGCGTTAAATGACGAAATAACCATAACTTGCCATAATACATTTAGCGTTGCTGATGCCCCTACTCTTTCGCAAGGTGGCACGTTTGCATCTAGTATCAGAGCGCCAATATACGACACAACGCAGAACACTATGAAAACTGCTTTGTTTCAGACAAATGATCAAACAATGTCCACAGACACAACTATAGCAAGTACAGAAAATGCTAGTTGTAATGGGCCTCTAAGCATTGCGGCTAATATTACGCTTACAGTTAATGGGAACTTGACAATCATATGAGTACTTTACACGTAGAAAATCTAAAAGGTCTTAGCTCTGGCGGTAATGCCAATAAGATTATCGTACCTAGCGGTCAGGAGCTTCATGCGGTTGGTCATGTTATCCAATTCAAAAAGTTTAGTGGTACTGCCTATGTTAATATAGGCTCAAATGGAACTTATGTAACCATACATACAGATTCCACTTTTTCAATTACGCCAAAGTTTAGTAGTAGCTTAATTGTTTTAAGGCATTTTTCTGGCGGTTTAGTTTCAAACCCTACAGGTGTAATGTTAAGGGTACAAAGAAATAGCAGTACTATTTTAGAAAATGACCGTTTTGCTTACTCTGATACTAATAGTTGGACGCCATGTAATTGGTCATTTCAATATGTAGATACTCCAAGTTCAACTTCAGCACTCACCTATACAATTCAAATACGGAAAAGTGCCGGTTATATTAGAGCTAACGATTATGAGGCCACTGCAAATACATATGTTGTCACCCTAGAGGAGATAGCCCAATGAGCATTCTCAAGGTAGACACCATAAACGAAAAGACCTCTGGGAATGGTGTGGCTATTTCTGGTCATGTAATGCAAAAGGTTCATCATAGTTGGAGTAGCGAAGCCACAAATAGTTCTGAAACTTTTGCTGATGTGAGTGGCTCTAGTTTTAGTTTTACTCCTAAATTATCAACAAGTCGTTTATTTATAACTGCTACATATCATTTTAATCCTTATAGTAGCACCTACTACGCAGGGGGCATGGTTAGAATTGTTCATAATGGAACTGCTTTAGATTATGTTGATGCAAAATATGAAGCGTATATGCAACAACAAAGTTCTGGTGCGTCCTGTAATTTTCATCTCAGACAAACAAAATGCATTACGGTTGTATCAGGTAGCACTAGCGCAAGAACAATAAAATTACAGATGGCTAAATATGGGTCAGGAACTACAGCCGTTAGATTTAATCAATCAGACGCTTATTACTCCACAATAATCGTTGAAGAGGTAGCCCAATGAGCAGTATCTTAAAAGTTGATACGATACAGAACACTGGCGGTACTAGTGGGTTAACCATAGACAGTAACGGTTTTGTTTTACCTAAGGCTGTAGCTTTTAGCGCATATATGTCTGGTACTCAATCTATTAGCGCAAGCACATGGACAAAGGTAACTTTTAATACAGAAGAATATGATACAGCTAGCCAATATGACCACAGCAATAGTAAGTTTCAGCCAACAATAGGTGGGTATTATCAAATCAATGCGGCTCTTGCTTGGATGGATGGAGCAAGCACTGCTGCTTTATCTAGGTTTTATAAAAATGGTTCAAACTATAAAAATAGTGCATATCTTTATCATGGAAGCCAAGCATTAGATGATTACCAAGTAGAAAGTTCTGTACTGGTTTATATGAACGGTTCTTCAGATTACCTTGAAATCTATGCTTTTAACGTAGGAACTGCGAATACAATTAGTGGTGGTACTACCCAATCTTATTTTCAAGGGTTTTTAGTAGGAGTTTAAAGTGACAGATATAGCAACAGCATTAACAGAATTAGGCGTAACCGAATGGGTGTTGCGTGGAGAGCCAACTTCTGAAGCAGAGTTTAACGAAATGTTTCGTAAAGTCACAGGCGCAGACAGCAACGGCTCTGCAATCGAAAGCAATGACCCTAACGACTTTGGTACAACTTGGTCGGCGGTATCAGCTAAGAAAACTGAGCTAGTCAATGCAGAACCCATGCGCTTACTGCGTGAAGAGCGTAACAGGCGATTGGCTGAAACCGATTGGATGGGTAACTCTGACGTTACCATGTCGGACGCTTGGAAAACCTATCGTCAAGAATTGCGTGATATAACCAAAAGCGCGACTAGCCTCGATGATGTTACTTGGCCTACTAAACCATCATAGGAGATTAAAATGCCAGATATTACAGTAAGTTTAACCGACACAGAACTAAAGTGTTTGGAATATGCGGCGGCAGTTCCACAAGATTGGGCTGACAATGCTTTGACTAACAGAGCTAGAATAGCCAAAGATGAAATTATTGCGGCGCTTGTGGCTCACTGCAACGCAAACAGTGTGGCTATTGCAACAGGTGAAGATGCACAAGTTACGCAAGCGTTTGATCTAAATGTTGTGCAAACAGCCGCCGAAGCAAATGCAGAGGCCACACCCCCAGAGTAGGAACTAAAATGGCTTATATCGGTAGTAGCCCAACTAAGGTAGTTAGCAGACAATCCGCTAACATTTTTACATATACAGCCACGGCTAATCAGACAGCTTTTACTGGCGCTGATGCGAATGGCAATACGCTTGCCTGCACACCGTCAGATATTATGGTTCATATGAATGGGCTAAGATTAGAAGAAAGCGACTATACCGCAAGCACAACTACGGTAACGCTTGGCTCTGGCGCGGCGGCAGGGGATGAAGTTACTATCACTGCTTTTGTAACGTTTGAAAGTGCAGACGCTTACACGAAAAGCACATCCGATACGAGATACGTCAACACAACTGGCGATACTATGACAGGTAACTTGGCAATCAATAATGCGTCAGGTTCACAGGTTACTTTACATAGAACAGACACCACTATTGCTAATGATGATCTTTATGGTCAAATTATTTTATCTGGTGATGATGCTGATACAAACGCTAGTGGCACTAGAGGTTATATAAGGGGTAGATCACAAGGAACTGGCGGTGGTCTTAAAATGGAATTTGGTACTGCTGGTGGTGGTGTTGCTATTGGTGACCCACGCATGACAATAAATGCAGATGGCTATGTTACAATGCCTAATCAGCCCAGCTTTCACGCAGGGATAAGCGCCCACGATACTAGAGCCTCTGGATATTACAATCACTCAACTGGAAGTAGTTGGGTTACTGTACATAATACTGGAAATCATTTTAGTAGTGGTACGTTTACGGCTCCAGTGGCAGGAGTATATCAGTTCAATGTAACACTTGCTGCTGCATATACAAATGTACATATCCAATATTGGAATGTCGCTTTTCAAAAGAATGGGTCTGGATATATAGGACAAAACTGGAATGGTTGGCCTAGTGGTAGTTCTCTTTATAAATCTATTAATAATCAGTGTGCCATTTCTCTACAAGCAAACGATTACGTCAGGGTGATTTCAGAATGTAATACATCTTTACAAACTTTTGGAAGTTCTACTGCATCAAATTCTATTTTTAGTGGTTTTTTAATTGGTTAGGATAAACACATGAGCAACGCACGAGACACAGCTAAAAACCTCAAAACTGGCCTAAATGTTGCTTCATTTGGTAATATTATAGATATGCAAAAAGATGGCGCATCTGTGGGGGCTGTTGGATCTCCTTATGGTGGTGAACTTTACATCCAAGGCACAGGAGCAAATTCATCAGGTTTGTTATTTACATCTGGCAATAGTATTCAGCCAAGAAAAAACAGTGCAGCAGATGATGGAAACATAGACATAGGTGCTTCTGGCAATAAATTTAAAAGCCTATACCTTGGTGGCGGTATTTACCTTGGCGGCACTACTGCGGCTAATAAGTTAGAGGATTACGAAGAGGGAACTTGGACACCTACAGTTGGGGCTATTACTGGTCTAACACAACCAACAGTTACGGCTGGCACTTTTGGTGGAAGTTATACAAAGATAGGAAGTGTTGTAGTTGCCTCTTTTTACATTGGGCCATTTCAATTTAACAGTACAGGGCAATCAAGCACACTTGCTATAAAAGGGTTTCCATTTAATGGAGATCCAAATAAGCAGTCAACTGCTGGCCCTGCCAACGCCTTTTATTATATTTCTTGGGCAAGACCTGGTTTTGTGTCTATGAGACATTATACTGCAAACGAATTTGGATTTTTGAGCAGTAATAATGGAGGTAACTGGGGGTGGGAAGCTTGTTCTGCGGCTGGCACAGGAGCCAGTAGATATATAATAGGAAGCATGACATATTTTACAGCAGAGTAGGATTTAAACAATGGCACTAACAGAAGAAATAGTACAAGACAAAATAGAGATAGTCGGTGATTACAAGCACATCCAAGTGCGAACAGCTACCATTATCAAGAAAGATGGTGTGGAAATTAGTAGATCATTTCATCGTCATGTGGTATCACCAAATTCAGACGTATCAGGTGAAAGTGATGATGTAAAAGCACTAGCCACACAGTTTCATACAGACGCAATCAAGACAGCCTATGCTGCACACTTAGCGGAGATTGCACTTAACTAATGCTAGGCTTTGCTCCCATAGCAGGCGCAGCATTAGCTGACGTAGGTTTAGTTAAATACAGCCTAACCCCTGTTTATACGGCAAATGCACCCACAGTACCAAATGCTGTTATGGTGGAGATAGAAAACTTTGCTCCACCAGACGTTATATCTGGCGCAGTATCTATTCCCCCTGCCGCATTACTTTACGGCATAAATTTTACTCCTGCCGCTATAAATACTGGCGCAGTAGATATAGCAACGGCACAATTTACGCATGATTATCAACTAACAGGCACGACAGTAGATACTGGCGCAGTTTCTATAGCTAACGCTACAACTACAATTACTTATAACCTAGCAGGAAACGCTGTTAGTACGCAAAATCCAACTGTTGAAGTTCCAACATTTACCCAAGATTTTGTTATTGTTGGAAACGATGTAATTACTGGAAATGTTGACGTTGGCAGTGCGGCTATAACAATAACGCATATGCTTGTTGGCACTAATGTTTTTAGTAGTGCGGTAGATGTTGGCAAAGCAAGATTTAGGTTCGAGGAAATAAGTTTACCTGATGAAGTATATACGCAAATA